GAGATAAAGCTGCAGCAAATGCATTTACAACTGATAAACCTGGTGGAACTGCATTACAGGCTGCTATAACTGCTCTTAAAGCACAATTAAATTTAAGTACAATGAAAAGTAAAACAGTAAAAACAGTATAGGAGTTGTCATGACTAAAAAACAGTTAGTAAAAATAATCCAAGAAGTTGTTCGTAGGGAAATAAAAAAAGAAATAAATGAGATATTTATAAGAGAACAAAAAACTTCAGAACCTAAATTAGCTGACGTTATATCACAAGTTTCAGAACCTAAAGAAAAAGTAAACTACACAAACAATAAATCTTTAAATGATGTTCTGAATGAAACAGTTGGTTTAAGTAAACAATCAGGTGAATTTGAAGAATATCCAACACTAGGTGGTGGAACGTTTGATAAATCAAAAATGCAAGAGTTAATGGGATATGGAAAGTCTGATGAAGGTAAACGAGAAATGGGAGCAGTTGATACTTTAAAGAAAGCTGGTAAATCTGTTAAAGATGTTCCAGAACACGTAACTAATGCTTTGACAAGAGATTATGGTGACTTAATGAAAGCTTTAGATAAGAAGAAACAAGGAGGACTTGGATAATGCCAAGAAGTGCTAGAGAAATAGATTTGAATCCTAGAACATATGTTGGATTATCATTTCCTTTACGGGCTGATACTAATAATAGTTTTACTATGACTAAAAATTCTATACAACAATCTAGACATAATCTTAGAAATTTATTATTAACTTATCCTGGTGAGAGAGTAGGAAATCCTGAATTTGGGTGTAGGTTAAGGGAAGTTTGTTTCGAACAACAAGATAAGCATTTACCAGATAAAATTCAAAATGTTATTAGAGAAGCTGTAACAGAATTTTTACCATATATTACTTTATTAGATATTGCTATAATGAGTGATGATGGAGAAACAAATAAAGTATATGTTACTATAAAATTTTCAACAACATTAGATCCACAAATAAATCAGTCGTTAACACTTGATGCTACTGAAGCTACGGAAGTAGATAGTGGTGGTAGACCAGGAGGACCTTAATGGCACGTACAAGTATAAAAAAGGATACAGTAAAATCAGTTAATTATCTTAATAAGGATTTTAATGATTTTAAAGGTAATTTAATTGAATTTGCTAAACAATATTTTCCAGATACATATAATGATTTCAATGAAGCATCACCTGGTATGATGTTTGTAGAAATGGCAGCTTATGTCGGTGACGTATTGTCTTATTATATAGATGCACAATTTAGAGAATCATTATTAGCATATGCTGAAGAAAAAAAGAATGTTTATAATATAGCTCAGTCATTTGGATACAAACCAAAGACAACTTCTGCAGCTGAAGTTGTTTTAGATGTATTTCAAACAGTTCCAGCTTTGAATGGAAAACCAGATTATAGATATGCTTTAACGGTTGATGGTGGTACTCAAATAAATGCTGCTTCTAATAATACAACATTTAGAACTTTAGAAGATGTTAATTTTAAATTTTCTAGTTCTTATGATAAAAGAGAAGTTACAATATTTGAAACAGATGATAATGAACCTACTAAATTTTTATTAAAGAAAAAAATAAATGCAAAGAGTGGTGAAATACAGACTGAATATTTTGATTTTGCAAGTGCGGAGAAATATTCACAATTGAAATTAAATAATCCTAATGTTATAGAAATTATTTCAGTAACGGATAGTGATGGTAATAAGTGGTATGAAGTAGATTCATTAGCAAGAGATACTGTATTTGAAGAGATGGAAAATAATTCTACTAACGACCCATCTTCTGTTGGTGATAGAGAAGTCGCTGCTTACATATTAAAATTAAAAAAGGTTTCTAGAAGATTTACAACTTATATAAATGATAAAGATGAAACAATTTTAAGATTTGGAGCTGGTATATCAGATAATCCTGATGAAGAGATAATTCCAAATCCAACAAATGTTGGTTCAAGTTTACCTGGTAGTCCTACTTATTTAACTACTGCTTTTGACCCATCTAATTTTTTAAAGACAAGTACCTTTGGATTAGCACCAGCGAATACAACATTAACCATAGAGTATTCTTATGGTGGTGGTGTAGATGATAATGTAAATACAGGAGATGTAAATGAACTAGGTCCTATAAGCTTTACTATTAGTGAAAATGGGTTATCTACATCCTTAGTACAAGAATCAAAAGATTCTGTATCGTTTACGAATCCTAAACCAGCAACTGGTGGTTCTTCTGGTGAAACTACTAGAGAAACAAGAGAAAACGCTTTAGCTTATTTTCAAGCACAGTCTAGAGCAGTTACTAAAGACGATTATATCGTAAGAGCTTATTCTTTACCACCAAAATATGGTACAGTAGCTAAGGTTCATATGTCACAAGATGAACAACTTAGTAAGGTTGGTATGTTAGAAACATTAGAAAGAGAGATAACAGAATCAGATGTTGGTACAAGTTTAAAAGATTTACAAGTTAACAATATTCCAAATCCACTAGCAATGAATATGTATACTCTTGGATTTGATGGTAATAAAAAATTAGCACCATTATCACAAACGAGCAAACGAAATTTAAAAACTTATTTGTCACAGTACAGATTAGTTACAGATGCTATAAATATTAAAGATGCGTATATAATTAATATAGGTGTTAGTTTTGCAATATTAACCAAAGTTGGTTTTAATAAACAAGAAGTATTATTGAGATGTGTATCTGCAGTTCAAGATTTCTTTGATATTGATAGATGGCAAATAGGTCAACCATTAGTTTTAGCAGATTTAGTTTATGAACTAGCATTAGTTGATGGTGTAGCTACAGTTGTTAATCCAACAGAAAATAATTCAAAAAATTTACCAATTGTAATTGAAAACAAATATCAAGCTACACAAGGTTACTCTGGTAATTTCTTTGATATTGATTCATCTCTACGTGGTGGTATTTTATATCCAGCTTTAGACCCTAGTATATTTGAAGTTAAATTTCCTAACACAGATATTAAAGGAAAAGTACTAGGTGATAATTTAGGAGTAAGGGAGTAGATAAATGCATTATTTTACATTCGCGGAGAAAGACACAACTTTATATCAAGGTACTGGTAGTTTAAATGCAGGTTTAGATGAAGTACTAGAGATACAAAAATCAGTTAGTGATTCTGGTGATAATATAAATACATCTCGTGTTTTAATAAAATTTGATCTAACTGAAATATCAGCATCAATAGTTAATGGTACAATTAGTAATCCATCTTTTTATTTAAATTTATATGATGCGAAGTCATCTAATTTAAGTATATCACAGAGTCTTTACGCATATCCTGTTAGTCAATCATGGATAATGGGACAAGGTCATTATCATGATAATCCAATTACTGATGAAGGTGCTAGTTGGAATTTTAGGGATGGTGCTACTGATGGTACTCTTTGGGGTGAAGTTAGTTCTTCTGGTGGAACGTGGATTGATGGTAATGGTTATGCAGCTTCTCATTCAATTGGTCATAAGACTATTGATATAAGAATGGATGTGACTGATATAGTAAACCAATGGATAACAGGTTCTATTTCTAATGAAGGATTTCTGTTAAAAAGAAGTGGAAGTAATGCGTTAAGTAGTAGTGATGAAGGTAGTACGACAAGATTCGGTAATTTATCATTCTTCTCATCCGATACTCATACGAAATACCCACCAACACTTGAAACAGTTTGGAATGATTCTAAATGGTCAACTGGTTCATTGTCAGCGTTAACACAAGCTAACATAGAAGACATGAGTATTTATATGAAAGGATTAAGACCAGAGTATAAAGAAAAATCAAAAGCAAGATTTAGATTGGTAGGAAGAGAGAGATTTCCTGAGGCTACATATGATACAACTCCTGCAAATCTATCTGTAAAATACTTACCTAGTGGTTCATCATTTTATTCAATACTTGATGCAGAAACTGATGAAGTTGTAGTACCATATGGTAGTGGTTCTATAATAAGTTGCGATTCTACTGGTAATTATTTTAATCTTTGGTTAGATGGTTATCAACCTGAAAGATACTATCGTTTAGAATTTAGAATCCAAAGTGGTAGTGGTGTTGATGAACTTGACCAATATTTTAATGAAGGATTCACATTCAAGGTCAGTCAGTAATGCCTTACGCAAAAGAAGAGTTATCAAAAATTGGATTCTATACTGATTATATAGATAAACTTAGGAGTACATACATTTCTGAATTAATAAATCGTGCCAAAAGTTTATTTAGAGACGATAATGATGTTCTATATTCATTTGAAGATATATCAACAAGTTTAGGAATAGAGGATGCTGTTTTAAATCAAAATCCTGAATATTCTACACTACAAACTGAATTGAATAGAACAAATATAGAAGAATTGGGATATAGTGATTTTAAAGATTTAATAGAAAAAGAATCTTGTTCTGTACAAAAAAAACTTTTAACACAAACAAGGAAAGACCAAAACTCTGATAAACTAGTAGATAGATTATTTTCAGAGTTGGTACAAATAGAAGTAGCAGATCCGTTACCAGATGGACTAGAAAATGGAGATACTATAACATCAGATAATGTTGATGATGTTAGAAAGTGGTTAATAGATGGAAATCAAAAAAGACCTTTTCCTGATTTACAAAGTTTTTATGCAATAGGTACTACAGAATGGAGAAAAGTTAAGACTAGAAGTTTAGATGTAATTGATAGTATACCAGAGGGGGAGCCAGTAGACTAATGTCAAGTAAGTTAAATGAAAAAGACAAAGAACTATTAATTGGTAATGAACCATTTGATTATAACACAGTTGAAAACACGTATTTTGGTGGGTACTTCGGTAATAATTCAGCAGACTATGTTGAAGTTATGATACATGATACTAATGATAATTTACTAGAAACTGCAGTTGCAGACTCTTCTGATTATTATTATGATTCTCAAAAAGGTGGAATGAAATTAAAAACTGGAACTATTCTTAGAAAGTTAGGATATGATAGAGGTAGGTTTAAAGTCACTTATAACTTTTTAAGAAAACTTGCTGGTTCATACCAAACTGTAGTTACAGACCAAACTGGAAATATATTTAATGGTGAAGTTGATATTGATGAAATAGACAAAACATTATTTGTAAAAGAAGATAAATATATAACACATGAAATATCACCATCAAGAAATGAGATTAGATTAGTAACACAAAATATTAGAGATGAAAAATATATTAGAGATTTTTACAGACTTGCTGCTAGAAACAAAAAGGTTACAGCAGATGCTTCATCATTTAGTAATATAGAATTTGTAGGTACTGCAGAAGAAAAATCAAATTCAACACAAATTAGATTTGTACCATCTGCGGGTTTTGGTGAGGATGGTGTTTTTGAAGACTCAATGGTTGGTGGAACTATATCAATACCAAACTTTTTTTTAGTTGATAGAATTTTTCCACCACCAATTCTTTCTGCAGATGATGTAGGTCTTGGTGTAAGAGAAGTAATCAATAGTGAATTGTTTCAAGCAAGTTTCTTTTTAGATGAAAATGCAGGAGTTAAAGAATTTAAAAAGAACACTTCAGGTAAATTTGGTGATACAAATTTTTCACCTGCTTACTCTAGATTTAAAGACCTTACACTCGGACAAGAATCACAGACTTTTCAACAATGGGATGATGGTGTTGATTTTGAAGGTGATGGTAGAACCTTAGATGATGTTAGAAATTTATCAGATAGTAAATTTAACTGTGTTTATTTAAAAAGAAAAGATCCAAAACCTGTTATAGACTTTGTAAGTAATTCTTTTTTGAGAGCTGATACTACCGTTGTGTATAAATGGGAAGTAACAGGATGGGATAAAGATGGAAATAGTTGGAATAGAATACAACCAAGACCGGACGGTGCAGATGAAGGTGGGGACTTTAGAATTATAACACCAGACCAAACTTACGCAACACGTACTGCACAAAGTTCATTTGTAGCTACTCAAACTATAAGTGGTGAAACTTCTGATGGTACTAATAGAGACGGTTCAAGACTTAGATTGGAATTATTTAGTAAAGACTGTCATATTGGAATAAAATTAACAATTAACGATAACACTGCAAATGATTCATCAACAATTCATCTACCAGCTATAATAGAGACTCACTAATGGCCAGAAAACCTTACGTAGAACTACCAGATATACTCAAACTCTTACCACCGTTAGAGTCTGTTGAGACTGAACCTGAAGTTGGAGGACCTGGTGGTTTATTAAACCAAACGAAAGACCTAAATGTAAGTAGTTACATCTTACGTGATGGTTGGTACGATGATGGAAGTTTTATACCATCTAGACTTGTATTACGTGAAGAACCATTCGGAATAGAATTAGATTTGACTGATATAACTTTCAATGAACAAGATGAATTAAAATGGGAAATATTACAAGATGGTCAAGTAATACATTCAGAGGGTGGTAGTCCTAGTAAATCTTTTACGATGTCAGATTATGTTACTACTAGTCAAGTACAATCATTTGAAGTAAGAGCAGTCATAGATAAATATAGAGAAGTAGAAACACCTGGAGGTATCGACTATGTGTTGTTATCAACTAATGCTCAACCAGAAATTGCATTTACAGCTGTACCTACACCTGTAGATGAAGCAGACGCACTGTTCACTCCTGTATATGAACCATTTGTTGCTAAAATAACTTCGGTAGATGGTAACGCAATTGGTATAGATTCTAGTTATAATAGTATTGTAGAAAGAATACAACCATTAACAGAAGGTTCAAAGTTACCAAATGAAGAGTATACGAATTGGGTTATATCTAATAAATTTGGTGATAGAAAAGATTTAAATACATATCTACATTTTGGTGATGATAAAAAAATTCTAACAACTAATGTCAAATATGATAACAACACAGTTCCAACATTACCATACTCTATCGTATACAAAACTTATGAACCGATACCAGATGATATAACAGAAAAAGATTTAGTGTATGTTGTAAGAGT